TTATTAGACGGAATGGAGAAATAGAAAGAGGTAGAGATGATGATGATGTCCAAGCTCATTGTAAAGGATATAACTCTGTATCAACTTCTGTTTGTTTAGTAGGTGGTAGTAAAGAAGATAACTATAAAGAACCTGAAGATAATTTTACAGCTGAACAATGGGAGTCACTTATAAAAGAATTAGATAGGTTAGCAGTTAAATATCCTAGTGCTAAAATTATAGGACACTATCATTTATCAGATATTAAAAGTTGTCCTAACTTTGATGTAGATGAATTTTTAATGAACGAGGACATTCCAAATTATGACTACGATAGACACCATAAACAAGACGAGTAAATTTGTAAGACATATACCTTGCAAGTTATGTGGGTCTAAAGACAATAGAGCATTGTATCAACACCCTAATGGTAGAACACACAGTTGGTGTTTTAAATGCGAGGATTTAATAACGAATGATACAAACGAGGAAACAATGATAACACCAGCAAAAGAAATAAATAAAGAATTTTTGGAAGGGGAATATGACAACCTTTTAAAAAGAAAAATTAACGAGGATACTTGTAAATTTTTTAATTATCAAATCGGAAAAGATAAAGGTAAACCAGTACATATTGCTAATTATTATGACAGCAATCACAAAGTTATTGCACAACATTTACGATACCCAAACAAATCATTTAAATGGATAGGTGATTTTCAAAATGTAACATTGTTTGGTCAACAGAATTGGAGAGATGGTGGTAAGAAAGTTATACTTACAGAAGGTGAACTTGATTGTATGAGTATAAGTCAAATACAAAAACACCGTTATCCAATTTGTTCTATACCATCAGGTGTAGGTTCAGCTAAAAAATTTATATTAAAAGAATTACAATGGCTATCAAAGTTTGAGGAAATAATTTTATGCTTTGATAATGATGAGGTTGGTATCTCAACAGCAAGAGATTGTGCCAGTATATTACCAGTAAGGAAATGTAAGATTGCTACATTACAAGGGAAAGATGCCAATGAATTATTGGTCAAAGGTAAAGAAAATAAAATCATTGATGGTATATTTGAAGCTAAAACATTTACACCACAAGGAATAATATTAGGTAATGAAACAAAGAAGTTATTATTACAAGATGATTTAGTAGCTTCAGTACCGTATGGCTGGGAAGGACTACAACAAAAATTAAAAGGTATTAGAAAATCAGAATTAAATCTAATATGTGCTGGAACTGGTACTGGTAAGAGTCAAGTATGTAGAGAACTTGCACACTATCTTATTAAACAGAAAAAGAAAGTTGGGTACATAGCATTAGAAGAATCAGTACAAAGAAGTATAAGAGGTTTAGTTTCTATTGAGATGGAAAAACCTATACACCTTCCTGAAGTTAGAACTCTTTGTACTGATAAAGAACTTACAACAGCTTGGGAAAATGTTGCAGACAATGTTTGTTTCTATGACCATTGGGGTTCAACTGACTCTGATGATTTAATGAATAGAATAAGATATATGGCTCAAGGTTTAGGTTGTGAATATATATTCTTAGACCATATATCAATAGTAATATCAGGATTAAGTGAAGGTGATGAAAGAAGATTAATAGATAATACTATGACAGCTCTTAGAAAATTAGTTGAAGAATTAAAGATATGTTTATTTTTAGTAAGTCATTTAAAAAGATTAGACGGTAACAAGGGTCACGAGTCAGGTGAAGTACAAGTAAGTTTAAGTCATCTAAGAGGTAGTCAAAGTTTGGCACAGCTGAGTGACGGAATTATTTCTTTATCAAGAAGGCAAGAGTCTGATGAAGCGAGTACAGATATGACGGTGAGAGTTTTAAAGAATAGGTTTTGTGGTACAATCGGTTATGCTACAACATTAGTATGGAATGAAAACACTAACAGACTAACCGAGAAATGGATAAACGAAAACTTAAAAAATTAATTATGGATTATCTTGTAGACCAAGAAGAATATAATACATACACTAAAGCAGAAAAGAAATATATTGCTGATGTTTTTAAAACGATAATGGATTCAATTTATCTAGCAATAAAACATCAGAATGTTATACCAGTAATTCTAACAAGAGATGTAGATACTCAGATGGTAGTAGCTGATGCACTATCAAGGTTGATGGAGTTTATACCTACTGTTGGAAAAGTAAGAGTAGCACTAATTAATTAAAGGTGAGGTAAAATGAAATTAGTATTTGATATTGAAACAAACGGATTATTAAATGATGTAACAAAAATTTTCTGTATTGTTGCAGAAGATGTGGAAACAAACAAAGTATATTCTTTCAAACCTGAAGAGGTAGAAGAGGGTATTGATTTATTATCCAAAGCAACATTACTGATAGGTCATAATATACAAGGGTTTGATATTCCAGTTATAGAGAAGATTTATAATAAAGAAATAAAAGCAGAAGTGTATGATACATTAATTGTATCAAGATTAATATATACAAACTTATTTGATTTAGATTTAAAAGCAAATAAAATTCCTTCTAGGTTGTTTGGTAAACATAGTCTTGAATCTTGGGGGTATCGTTTAGGTCAGCAAAAAGGTGAGTATCTAAACATAAATGGTTGGGATACTTGGACATCTGAGATGCAAGAGTATTGTGAGAATGACAACAAGATAACTTTAGCATTGTATAAATATTTTAAACAGCAGAATTATTCAAGTCAAGCTGTGGAACTTGAACATAACTTTGCACATTGGATTAGAAAACAAGAAAGACTTGGTGTTAATTTTGATGTCAATGGAGCTAAACAATTACAAAAAGATTTATTAAAGAAAAGTATAAAGATAGAAAGAGAACTTAGAAAATCTTTTCCTGAAAAAATAATAGAAAGAATCTCAGAGAAAACTGGTAAGAAACTTAAAGATAAGATTGAGATATTTAACCCAAGTTCAAGGGAACAAATATCAGCAAGACTTATTGAGAAGTATGATTGGAAACCTAGACAGTTTACACCTACTGGTAAACCTGAGGTTAATGAAAGAATATTAAAAAGTTTAAATTATCCTGAAGCAAGTCTGTTAGCTGAACACTTTATGTTACAGAAAAGGTTAGGTCAAATAGCAGATGGTGAACAAGGGTATTTAAAAGTAGAAAGGAAAGGAAAAATCTATGGACAAGTTATCACTAATGGAGCAGTTACTGGAAGGTGTTCGCACCATTCCCCAAACCTTGCTCAAGTATGTTCAGCAAACTTACCATACGGTAAAGAAATACGGAGTTTCTTTTATGCTCCTGATTCTATGGTTATGTGTGGGATTGATTTCAGTAATTTGGAGCTTCGCATTACTGGGCATTTCTTATGTCCTCTTGATGGGGGTAGCTTTATTAACAAACTTCTTGAAAAAGATTTACACTCCGAAAATCAAACAGCACTTGGACTCAGTAGCAGAACAGATAGTAAAAGGTTTATCTTTTCTTATATATATGGAGCTGGTGATAAAAAAATTGGTGAGATTATTTCAAAAGATGCTAGTGAAGTTAAGAGAATTAGAAAAAATTTGGAGAAAAACATTCCAGCTTTGGTAAAATTAAAAGAGAATGTTATTGCTACACTTAGACAAAGAGGATTTATCAGGGGATTAGACGGTAGGAAACTGTATCCTAGAGGTGAACATTCAAGTTTGAATACACTTATTCAATCAGGTGGTTCGCTTGTTGTGAAGCAAGGTACAATTATTTTTAATGAACTATTAAAAGATGCTGGTTTTATTTGGGGGAAAGACTATGGAATGGTTTTACACATACACGACGAAATGCAATTCATAGTTAGAGAGGATAAGCTAAATAAATTTAAAACAATAACTAAACAAATCTTTAAGGCAACCCAAGATAAATTAAAGTTGCGAGTACCTTTAGACGGTGAACTTAAAGTAGGAAAAAATTGGAGTGAAACACACTAAAGAATATGACATAGATTTCAAAAAGGACTTAGAGTTTGGACTTAAATGGGAAAACAAATTAAAGAAAATTTTAACTGATGTTAAAGTTGAAGTTAAAACTGATAGGAAGTGGAGTGTTACTGGAAACCTTGCAGTTGAAATTGAATCAAGGGGTAAACCCTCAGGTATCCGTGTGACAACAGCTCACTACTGGAGCTTTATACTATGGGAAAAAGATGTTCAAAACCCTAGTATAATATTAATACCAACAGATAAATTAAAAATATTTGTTGAGTTCTATTTAGAAAAGAATGGTTACATTTTTGGTGGAGATAACAGAACATCAAAATTAGTATTACTCCCTATTAATAAAGTGTTTAATCATTCATATTTTGTGGAGAAGATAAATGCCAAAAACCTTACTGATTGATGCTGATATATTATTATATAAAATTACTTCAGCACTAGAAGAACCAGTTGATTGGGGTAATGATGAATGGACATTACATTGTGATTTTAAACAAGCTAAAGAACAATACTTACAATTACATAGATATTATTTAGATAAATCTTTATGTGATTATGCAATCCATTGTTTTTCTGATAATGAAAATTTTAGAAAAGAGCTAGAGCCAACATACAAATCTAACCGTAAAGGTATAAGAAAACCAGTTTGTTACAAACCTTTAAAAGATTATATACAAACTAAATTAGTATCCCAACAATATCCAAGACTTGAGGGTGACGATACCATAGGTGTCTTAGCAACTGGAACTTATGTAGATAAATGTGTGATATATTCTACTGATAAAGATTTAAAAACAATAGCTGGTACTCATTATGATGATGAGGAAGAAAAGCTAATAAAGATTTCACAACAAGAAGCTGACTACAATTTTCTTATGCAAACATTAACTGGCGATACAACAGATGGATACGGTGGTTGTAAAGGTATAGGAAAAGTTTCAGCTAAACGATTGTTGAAACAAAAAAATTCACTAGATGATAACTGGGATATTGTTGTAAAACAGTACCTTAAAGCTGGTCATACTGTTGGTTATGCTTACCATCAGGCAAGACTTGCACGGATAGTTACAGCTAATGATTATAATATTAACACAAATCAAATAAATTTATGGAGTTATAACTATGAAAAGTTCACAAATATTAAAGACATCAAGCAACTTGGTTAGTGAAGATAGGCACAAAAAGTATGGAGATAAATTAATTAATCACCAAAATATAGCTAATTTATGGACAGCATATATAAACAATAAAAATTGTAAACTTGTTTTAAAACCTAAAGATGTTGCTATAATGATGGCATTACTAAAGATTGCAAGAACACAAGCTGGTGAAGATAATGATGATAACTATGTTGATGGTTGTGGTTACATTGGTATTGCTGGTGAATTAATGGATAGAGATAAGTGACACTTTAGGAGAAATTGTAATGAATATTAAACAACCATCTATTTCAAAAGAAGTTATTGAGTATTTAAATCAAGTTTTTCCTGATGCTTGTGCAGAGCTAAAAGATGAACTGAAAGATATATATTATAAATCAGGTCAACGAAGTGTGTATAGGCATTTAAAACAAATATATGATAATCAACATAACAATATAGGAGATGAGTAAATATGTGTATGTCACCAAAAGCTCCAAGTCCTCCACCACCTCCACCTCCACCACCTGAACCACCAGTTAAGGTGCAAGATGTGACAGCTGAAAGAAAACAATCAGCACCTATTGATGCTGAATCTGAAGCTAAAGGTAGAGCAAGGGTTACAGAGAAGAAAAGAGTAGGTAGAAGTTCTTTAAGAATACCTCTAGCTTCTTCAGGACTTAGCTCAAGTGGTGTTAATTTCCCAACATCATAAGGATAATTAATGGCAACTGAATCTTACAACATTCCAATGAATGACAGTAATAGTGGAACTGGTAAACCCACAACTATTCAAGGACAGTATCAAAAGATGCAACTGAATAGAGAGATATACTTAAACAGAGCAAGAGATTCAGCTGAACTGACAATACCATATTTATACCCACCTTCAGGAGCAAATGAAGCTACTGAATATACCACACCTTTTCAAAGTGTTGGTTCAAGGGGTGTCCTTTCGTTGGCATCTAAACTGATGTTGGCTTTGTTTCCTCCCCAAGCTCCCTTCTTCAGATTAGATGTTGACGAATTAGTTTTTAAAAAAGTATCAGATGACCCTGAAGCTAAACAAGGAGTTCAACAAGGTTTAGCTAAAATAGAAAAAGCTATAATGGATAACATTGATGCAACTAATGATAGGGTTGCTGTATACGAAGCATTAAAACAATTAATAGTGTCAGGAAATACATTATTAAGAGTTACTGATACTGGATTAAAAGTTTATAGACTTGATAATTATACAATAAGTAGGAGTCCAAGAGGTGTTCCTATTAAGATAGTAATTAAAGAAATGATTGCTGTTGAAAATTTACCTGAAGAAATATCAAACAAAATATCTAAAGAAGATAAAGATAAAGGTGGTAATGTTGAACTGTATACTTGTGTACAAAAAGATAAAGATGGGTATATGGTTATACAAGAAGCTGGTAAAATTATAGTAAGTAAACAAAATTTTACTGATGATAATTTACCTTATATACCACTAACATTTAATCTTATAGACGGTATGTCTTATGGTAGAGGATTGGTTGAAAATGTAATTGGTGACTTACGAAGTTTAGAAGGATTAACAAAATCTATTATAGAAGGTAGTTCAGCATCTTCTAAAATGTTATTTATGGTTTCACCTAACGGAACAACAAGAGCTAGAAGTCTAGCAAAAGCACCAAACGGAGCTATCATAGAGGGTTCAGCTGGTGATGTAAGTGTATTACAAGCAAACAAGTTTAATGATTTTAGAGTAGCATTAGAAACAATGGCAAGAATAGAGCAAAGATTACAGTTTGCTTTCTTGTTAAATTCTTCTGTACAAAGACAAGCAGAAAGAGTTACAGCTACTGAAATAGAATTACTCAAAAACGAACTACAAGAACAGTTGGGTAATGTTTATGGTATCTTAACAAATGAGTTTCAGATACCGTATTTAAGAGTGAAGATGAATTTGCTTAGAGAAGCAAAACTTCTTCCTGACCTTCCAGCAGATTTAGTAAAAGTAAAGATACTGGTAGGTTTAGAAAGTCTAGGTAGAGCTTCAGATAGAGTAAGATTAATAACATTCAT